ATTAAAGAGTTTTGAGTTAAAAAGAAGGAGTGACGAGGGGAACGAGTGAGAATTATCGAGAGTTCTTGACGGTTGCATACTTCTCTAGTACCCATCCAGGCAATACCTTATCAAGCTGATTCTTGAAGATAAGATATAGATTAAGAGGTATCCGGTTTGACCCAAAGAAATATATCGGATTGACATAATATTGAGTTACCTTTTCCCCACCTGTCATGACTATTACCTTTGCAATCATGCCTACCCTTATCATCTTCCTCATAAATGTCTTGGCCTGATAAGATTTTAGTCCTACAATATTCCCTATCTGCTCATCATTATAGGACTTAATTCCCCCATTACCTCGATACCCAAGCATATTAGTAGTTGACCACATCTTCTTAGCCAGAGTAGCCATCTGCCCTATTTCCTTCATTGTCATAGGTTTGGGGAAGTCAACATCAATGAAAGACTTAGCGAAATTCTTCCTTGCCCAAAAAAGATAACCCTTCTCATCATGGAACGCTGCTCCGATATACTGCATGTTTTCCTTTTCTATAACACCAGTATCAGTGTTGATGTATTGGGTTTTCTTAATGATTTTATCGCTCATTTTCCACCTAATTTCCTAGTTGGTTTTTACGCTTATTTGAGTTTAGAAAAACGGCAATAAACCAACTTTATCAAAAGCGTCCCAATCCCTTGCAGGAGTAAGGAAAAATCAAATAATGTTTGCTATATTCATGCAAAGATACAAAGGAAGTACTAACGTCTATCTCTACATGGTCGTACTAAAAACCCCTCACAAATTAATATGAGAGGTTCTAGTTATCGAAGTAGCTACTCTTCTAATTTATCGTACACAGCATCTTGTCCAGCCAATACCCTATTAACTAATTCAATCGGCAAGTCGCAGGCATTCGCTATGTCTTGGTGTAGCATTTCTTTTAGGATGGCTTCCTCACAGTTGGGGCAGATGTAATCGTCATCTTTATCAGTACAGAGAGTATGACATGGGCATTCATCCTCTCCATCACGTTCGATCGCCATATCGATAATTCTGATGTATTCAAGGATGGTTCTCGATGTACTCAATGCGGTATCGAATGATTCAGCGTTTGTAGCCATTAGTTGTAGATTCTCTAATACTCCTAATTGCTCGATGAGTTTTGCTTTGATGTTCATGTTCGTTACCTCACTTTGTTTTTTTGTAGAAAAAATTTATCTTTCTTTTAAAAAATTGGCTACATCCCAGTACCACGCCTGAGTATCCAATACCAGCTTTACGATATTATTGGGTAATCCGGAGGCAACCCCAAGGTCATCTATTATCTCTGGCTTCTTTCTTGTGTCAAGAATTGACTTACACTTTTGACAAATAAAGCATTCTTTTATAGATGTTTCACAATTTTGTTTTGATTCAGAACTCATTGTTACCTCACCATTCCTTTGTAGAAAAAATTTATAAAATATTTTTGGGATGGGGTTATTTACACAATCCCTCGTACATGGATTTGTATTCTAGGAGGGAGTCATATTCATTGCGAGTTATAGTTACATTTAATTCTTCACTACCATCACACTCAGGGCATGTAAATAGTAAATGATAACCACATACTGAACATTTCATTTACTGAATCAACTCCCTTAAAATTTATAAAAATAATATTATAGTTGTTAGGAGGAGTATATACAGATACCATCACCCGCCAACGATGCCCTCCCCCCCTATGATCAATTCTCTACGATCAAGGACCCAGGTTAGTCAATCGAGCATGTCCACTAACCATCTACAACTAGTGCGCTCTGTCTACTACCTACCTCAACTCAACCATTAGAACCATACTCAGTAGTAGTAAGCCTAGCATTGATAGGCATTGGATGAGCCCTACCTCTCGATAGCGGCACGCATCACGATACACAGCACAGTTGATACCACAATCCATACGATGAAGCCAACCTTTACTGTCAATAGCAGGTATTCGATGTCCATTGCCAACCCTCCAATAACTTTCTAACGCTCAGCCGCCATTATCCCAATTGTGCCCTGAGTCCTATAAGTGAGATTACGTAAAGTAGCGAATGTTACATAATAACCTTGTGTCACATTAGCATAATCGCTACATCCTTAGTGTCGCAACGGTTACAGCGATTAAGGCAATATAGCTACTATCTAACGATGCAATAAAGAGTGCAAAGTCCACCACTCGCGGACATTATCAACCCTACTTACTATCATCATCAGGCGTTATATCAACAACCTCGCCAGTGATCTGACTGCGCTCCATGATCTCGGACATAAGCTTAAGATCAGCATCAGACATTGCGCTGACACCCTGGATGAGTAGAGGACCACCGTTAGGACCTACGTTCTCGACTGTTTGTACATCTTTCCAACCATACTGCTTTAAGGCAAAGATAGAACCTTGTGGAGACTTGGCTAAGAAGAGCTGTTTCTCTGCATAATTGTGACATTTTAGCTTCGCGCGAACGATACAGTCAGAAAACTCTTTACTATATCCAGCATTACAATTCTCAATATCCATCAATGTTTCTCTACTAGTATCAAGCGCTAATGCAAGGCCAGTTATAGTAAAAGGTTCTACTTGAATCATCTTCCCTGTTTCTTCATCCATCTCATAACAAGAATTAAAAAAAGCATCAACACTAGTTTGCAATGCTTCAATAGTTGGAAACTTCAATGGCCTGCCACCTTTATTACCAATCGCATATTGATTCCCAAGCGCAGCACCCATAACATTCACCCCTTAAATCCAATAATCATCCTCTTATAAGTACACTTGCGATCAGTAACACACCGATGCTTATCTTTAACACGATTTTCCTTGCACTCACAAAGCCCGGTCCATCCATCTTCATTCATGGCTAAATAACTACATCCATTGCATATCCTTCTATTATCGTAAGTATGTTCAGCAATCACATTCAGCACACATCCCTTAATATCCCCACACAACCCCTACAACCCCTACAACCACTCTCTAACCTCTTTAAATCCAATCAAGCCACAATCACACCATAACAAGATTTAAACAGCCTAGATCACACAACAAATCAATAACAACATAACAACTTCCTTCTAATAACCCCAACATCTCCACAACAACACAACAAAATAAATTAACAAATACCCTTGACAACATCCTGCACTATGCAGTACAATACAAATAACAAATCGATGAGGGGGGGACACAAAATGATTAAACCATCCGACAAACGCTACACTGTAGAAATATTCCAAAACGGTACATACGTCCAGTGGATCACCACTTACGCACCTTCACCAAACTCCGCTAGACTAAAGGCACTTAGAATGTTCAAGGAAGACAACAAAGGCTGTAAGGGAATAACCGGCATCACCCAATAACAAAAGGAGGCAACACGCATGAGAAAACCCGACATCACATACACCGACATCCTACCTCGCGACATAAACCTCTACATTGGTCAGGACGATGAGGAATGTCACAAACTCATATCAGCAGTCAGATCATTTAAGGAACAACGGTACGATATCCTAATATGGTTAAAGGAGGAAAATTAAATGACAAACTTAGAAAAGCAAATCTCCGACATATGGCATGGCGCAAAAGTAGAGAACGTGGTAATAGATGAAGAGTTCGGATGTGTAACCGCTACAGTAAGTGGCAGAACTTACACCGATTGCGGTTGGATAGAAGATTACACGGTTTAACTAAAACAAGAGGGACTTTTCTTCCCTCGCTTCTCTACACCAGCTTAGTTGATGTAAGGAAGCGAACGAAGAATATGAAAGAAGGAATTAAAATGAAAAAATCATTCGCACCTATCCAAAAGAAATACGCTAAAGCCTTGGCAGCGCAACAGGTAGTAAAGGAAATCGAAGTAGCTTGCAAAACTAAAATCTTATCCGAGAATACCTTCAATGTCTCAAGCGAATGGCGACCTGATGAAACCGGAAGAATCACAGACCACACACTTGACTACCTAATGACGGATGAGGATTTCCAAATCTACAGCAATTTGGTACATGTCGAATACCTCAAGAACGGATTAAACATCCCACCAGAAAACACACCCGACTATAAAACAGCACCAGCACTTCGCAAAGCTGAAAAGGAACTAATCGAATGGGGATTCTCAGTCATTGAAAAAGATCCACTTGCACTAAAATCTATAGGCAACCTTGAAATCTTAAAAGAAGCCATTGCTTATGATATGAAATCCAGGGACCAAGTTATTGACCTAACAATGAGATTAGCAGTATAACCCACAAACCGAGCTAGGCGGTCAATCCTAGCGTAGAGGAGGAAACAAGATGAAAAAATCATTTACACCCGACTACGAAAGTAAAGAATACACAGACATGAAGATCCAGAAAGACGATATGTTATCCAAGCCAAATAAGCCAAGCATCAACGTCCGATGCACCTACAAAGAGTACGCACAAATCACAGACAAGGCCAACTCCTATGGAATGAGTATCAGCGAGTATGTTCGCTTTACTGCACTAAATGCCAAAATAACAGTCAAGGCCACTAAATAAAGTGGTCTTTCTTTATTCCCACCATCTAAGCCCACCATTACACTCCGGTACACAATCACACACCGAAGCATAGAACTAAGCTCACAACCCATCCTAACCCCTACTGTAACCATCCCAACTCCTTCATCAACCTATCTCGCTTATCCCTTTTAACTCTCTCCAAATACTCCAAGCACTCAACACTCACAAACTTACTGCAATTACAGCAACCCTCTGCCTTTGCGTCATCCTTAGCATCGTAATAGTTGCATAGCATATCAACCACCTCCTGAAAATAATTTGTGAATATCTCTGTTTAGGGCTTTACATACCGTACCGCATCGTGCTATTATAAGACAACAAAACAAATGAGGGGGAAACAACAATGAAAGACTTATGGTTCCAACACGGCGACATGATGCTACCTGTAGATGAAGCCCACATGAGCGTTAGAACAAAGACACGTAATGCAACGGTATTAACTAATAACACTGACAAATACAGCAGAGCAATGAGCGCAACCTTAGACATGCAAAACGGAGACACATTCTGGATCTACTCCATGACAATAAGTGATTCACCTTTTGGCCGGATAATCAAAACCGCAGAGGAATATGAAATCGAGCAAGCATAAAGAAGGCTTATGCCTTCGTCTTAACTAATCATCATCGGTTAGCTAAGACGGAAACATAAACAAAGGAGGAAAACCACAATGGCAGTAAAAGACACACTCAGGTTCGATGTTCACCCATCGGAAAAATCCCAGCTCAACGAAATCTGCAAAAAGCTTAATGTAACTAAGATTGAATTCCTGCGTCAAGCAATGGCACATGCAGAATCGGTACTAAAGCTAAAGGAGGAAAATTAAATGCAAAACCTAATCAACTCCAACATCCCCGAGGGTTCAACCGTAACGAGTGCCACAACCGTAGAGTTAAGCGGTAGCACGTTCTTAGATGTTCGATACACCATCACCGAGGAATACCAAGCGCGACATGATTTAACATTTCGGAATCGCATCTTAAGAATTAGGGTCATTGGTGACCACGGACTACCAATCACAAGCTTTGCGGCAGTTAATCAGGCATAAGCCACAAGGTCAGCAGGGGACCATAAGCCCGGCGAAGGAGGCAGCGCAATGAAGAAGAAGCCTAAGACGGCAACACGCGAAATACACATATCAAATGGTGCTTGCCGTTGCTCGGAATGCGAAAACCCTCAACCATGTAGATGGTCGTTTGATATTATGACATGTTGCGGATGCGACCAAGTGTATATCAAGAATCCATTTTGTAAGGAGGAACAATAACATGGTATATTGTCCTAAATGTGGAGTGCAAATGGCATCCTACGTCGAACACAACTGCAAGTACATGATCAACGAAAAAGCCAATACCCAAACAGCTCAACAACTCGCCAACAGTTACAATCGCAATGTCGCAATCTACACCAACTCACTTGGTCAAGTAAATATCCAATTCGAGAGCGAAGTACCACTCGAACCGTTTAACACCTTACGCAGCGTTGTAGTGCCAAAGGAGTCCTAGCAATAGGGCTTCTTTTTTTATGCAATTACAGCAATCCCACAATAGTCCTGCTACTTCTCATCAATTTATCCAGACCATCAAGCTCATTATCCCTTCTGCGCCTTGCATTCTCCTCTTTATCAAGGCACACAAAATC